ATGTGCTTTAAGACTTATATACTAAAAAGAGTTGTAAATAACAAACAACTAGAAATAACTCGAAGTTTTGAATTAGATAATCTCATTTGTACTGCAACAGAGATTTTGAAAGATGATGAGATTGATTTAATAATTATTGATGAAAAAAATAGTATTGTTTGGAGAAATGAAAAAAGCACTCCCCAGCAAGAGAATGCTTAGTTATAGCTATAGAAGTGTACTACGAATACACTTCTATTTTTTTATTATATCATAAATTATTCATAGTATTAAGTAAAAATAGAGCTAATACAATCAGTTTTAAAATAGCTTGAATAGCTTTCTTGAGTTATTTACCTTTGCATAAATTATTGAATATTTGAAATAAAAAAAGATAGGTTTACCCCTCATCTTCAATCAAATTAAAGTCTATATTTATAGTATATAATTCTTTACTTCTATCCATTTCAAATATTGATATTTCCATATCATATGATTTATTATAGGATTTATCATATATATTCTTACATTTAATATTAATTGTACCCGCCTTAATATTTTTCCTAATATATATACCATCTTCATTATTTTCTCTAAAATTATCTATAAGTTTACTAGATAATTCCCTAATATACATTTCAGTATATGCGTTTAAACCTATCTCAACTTCTTGTAAAGAAGAAATATATTCTTTCTCGACTTTAATATTTTCGTTTTCATCAAATTCATCAAAGAAATTATTACATACTTCTAAATCATCATCTGTTAAATATTCAGTTTTAACTATATTCAGAGGTTTTTCCCAAAATACTTCTATTTGTATTGCTGCTTCTTTCCCTACATTCACAAGTGTTAATTCTATAATATCTGAACATCTTGGCACTTCGCTTGATGTCTTAATTTCATTAAACATACAAGGACTACCATAAGTTTTATACAAATATGCATTTTTCTTAATAGGAATAACCTTAGGCTCTCTTTCCATAGATATACTTTCTTTTAATTCTTCATTATCTTTTTTAGCCATTTCTCTAGTTATCAATATAGCACCTAATGTTGCTAACCCTCCAAATATACCACCTAAAAAACTGCCCCAAAAACTTAACCACTCACCATCTGTTGAATTATGTGTTTTTATATCCCAATATAACACCCTATTTATTAACGATGGTAAGCCAATACATATAATAAGAATTGCTATTACACTTATAAATATGGTTAGTATCTTATGCTTTTCAATCCAACTTTTATTTTTATTGTTTATATTGCTCATTACTTTCCCTCCGTTCTATAATATATATTTTACCATTTTGTACAAAATGGTAAAATATATTATGGGATAAATATTATTTGGATATAAACTTTCCTTTTGTATTAAGATATTATCAATCTCTTATTTTATCTATAATATGTTATTTTTAAGCCTAAAAAAGAGATAACTATTTTAATCCTAGTTACCTCTTTTTATGTTATTTTGGCCATATAGATATACCTATTGTAATAGCCATTGTAGCAATTCCTATTATAGTAGTTATACATAATGCAATAATCCATTTATTAGTTGAATCAATTCTATCTTCTATACCTTTTATACTATTCTTTATTTCACTTACATCCTTTTCTGTCACCTTTTTATGTTCGTTTATAGCTTCTTTTAAATCGCTTTTTAACTCAATTCTTTCTCTAGCTAAATCATTTTTTAGTTCTATTCTATCTTTGTCTAAATCATTCTTGTATTCTTTAAAAATACCCTTTATGTCATTAAATTGCTTATCTATACTTTCTTTTACTTCCTTATTATTTTGATGTACTCTTTTTTCAGTCTCTAATATTCTTTTTTCAGTTTCTAGTATTCTTTTTTCTTCTTCATTCATATTACCTACCTCCTCTGAAGTAGTAGCTAAAAACCAATTATCTCCAATACATTTATTTTTCTCCATCAAAGTACTATTTAAAGTATTATAATAGTCTGTATATTTGTTGATTTTACTTTTATCCTTGTTGGAATTAAACTTTATTACTTTTTCTTTTTCTTTATTATATTCACCCTTCATAACTATTCTTCCTCTATCATAGACTCTAAATGTTCAATTATTGATTGTATTTCTGATTTAGATAGTTCTAATTCCAAAGATTTTTTATCATTTCTAAATAGTTTCAAAATAAAATCATTTTCTCTAGCCAAAGAAGATATAGAATATAAGCCAATTGGATTGATTCTCTGAATATATGAGTTATCTAATATATCATATGTACTATTTGAAAAAGTATACAAATCATTTTTAAAGTTTTGGCTTATATTTACATTTTCACCTTCATTATAAAAGTCTTTCAGTTTAATTCCATACTCACCTATAAATTCTGGGTCTTCTCCCAAAATTTCATTTGCTTTAGCTTTAAATTCATGAATACAATGTGGCCAAGTTGGCATCTGCATATATAAATTAAGTAATAGTATTGTCTTTTCAAATATTTTGTTATCCTTTTCGTATTTTTTTATACAGTTAGGAAAATACGCTACCAAATTAGTCCCATTTTCATAAGCCATCTTAACTCCCCCTAAAATAATATTATTTAATACTATTCTACATTATAATTACTTTCATTGCACTATTATTTTTTATTCCTCCTCCTACCACTTATTGATATATACTCAACTGCTCTTCATATACCTGATTTTTTAAAGTTTGTAGATGACTTATGGTTATATTTAATATATCATTTTTTATTTTATAAATTGTTGTGATACTGTCATAAAATTGTAGTCAAAATGTAAAATATATTAACTCTATTGATTTTATTTATTTATAAACTCCAGTGCTTTATAAAGTGTATCAAATCTATCATTACCCTTTATCATAGTGTATCTTTCTTTAGTCATAGAACTTATCTTTTCACATGCTCCACCACCAACGACATATAAATTTTCTGTCTGACCTGGTACGTAATCTTTTATATCACATATCAGTATTTTTCCATCATTATAGCCCCAACCAACTACAGTTGCAGGGATTTTGTCAACTTCTCCATCATAAACGATTGTATGTTTGTACATGATTTTTCCCTCACCATTCTCTTTATTATCTATTGTCTTATTTAAAATACCTTCTGCTATTAACTTAGCAACTATGTCTTTATGTCTAATATAATAATCTGTATCTGCTTTACTATCTACGAAACATACTTCAATTAATATTGCTGGTGCTTTTGTATGACTAAGCCAATAAAGACCCCTCACATCTGATTTTGCACCCCTATTTTTAAATACAGTTGATAATTTTGAATTAACTCTCTCAGCATATATTTTACCATTATTCGTTTTATATATTGTTTCTGTACCCATTGGATTTAGGGTTGTACTGTTCGCATTAAAATGTATTTGTACAGCTACATCTACATCTTGTTTATTAGCTATTTGACATTGTTCTGCTAGATAGTTGTTAGATTTATCTACTTTCCCAGTATATACAGTAGCTCCACCTTGTTTCAACCATTTTACAATTAAATCAGTTAAAATTCTGTTTTCTTTTCCTTCATCTATATAGCCAGTTGCTCCTGTTCCTTTTCCACTTAAAGTGTGTCCTGGTACTATTGCTATTTTCATTATTTATTTTCCTCCTTTAACTGTTTGTAAGTTTGATTTATACCTATTGATATTCCCCAACAAATTATTCCCTGTAAGACTGCGTTAGGACTAAGCCCTAGCATCCAAATAGAAAATCCGATTCCCAACACAAGTAATATAATTGGAATATATTTATTATCTAATTGTTTATATTTTTTACAACCTTTACCTATAATAGAGAGAGCAGCCACTAAAATTAGCAACTGCTCTGGTATAAAACTTATTAAATTATCCATCTTTTATCCTCCTAATTAAAATATTCCTCTTTGTATTGCAAATATAAAGAACCCTACTAAAGTTGTAATTATAACTCCTACAAGCCACTTGAGTACTCCTGTCAGATTTTTTATATCACTACATAGGTTTTGTATTTGTATAGCAAACTTTGCTTGCTCAATCTCGATTCTATCAATTTGTTTGCCGTGTTCTTTTACTCTTGTTTCAAGTGTACTTATTTTTTCTTTCACAAGTTCTTCATTCATGAAAACCTCCTATTGCTTTGTATTAAAAAAAGAACATTACCTATTTTGTAAGTTCTGCTCCTTCTACTACCTCACTATGTTCTATAATGTAGTTTTCAACTGCCATCCTGTACTCTGTGTTAGTAACATCATCAAGTTCAAATACTCTATTTTTTAGAGGATTTAATCCCTTATTTAATATTCTCTCTGCTAATATTCTTACTACAACATTATTTATATTCATTATAAAATTCCTCCTACTTTCTCATTTTCATTTAATAAAATTTGATTTTCTAACTCTTGTATTCTCTTTTCTTCATCTGAAATAAATGTTGGTATTTCCTCTAAAATTGGTTCTTTTGTTTCTATATTTATACCTATAATTCTATTTCTTGTATAGTCTATACTTCCATACGGAATATCAACAAAATGTAATTCCGTTATTTCATCATGTTCTAATATATCCCCTGTTGCTTCTCCAGTTTGGAGTAATATTTTCCCGGTTTGGTCACATATAATTCTATTTCCTCTTTCCATTTAAATTACCACCTTTCATATTATTCATAAGCATACCATGTAAAACTTTCTCCGACTTTACAACGGTATACTACGCTACTACTATCAGTGTATTCATCTCGATAAGTATATAAAGAAAATTCTTTGCTAGTAATAGTTTTTACAAACATAAAAGCACAAAAACGATATTCTCCACTACTCTTAGGAACACGACCAACAGAAGCAAGTTGATTTAAATTATTAATAGCATAAAAATTAACAGTATACCCATTTCCATAAAAACAAAGTTTTTCAACAATGACAAGACTAGGGATGAAATTTAAATTAATAGGAACAGTAAGACTCTTAGCATAATTTTCAGCACTTGAATACCTTGAATAAAAATTTTCATAATCACTTTGAGTAAAAGTGTAAGTACCCTTAGCCCATCTTTTACGTTGGCTTAACTGATTATTTAAATTAGTAATCTGATTTTGAAGTTGTTCAGCAGTAGCATCTGAACTATCAAAACCTGTTTTTATTTTCTCTGATAATTCAACTAATGTATTATTTAAATTTGCTTCTATATTTTTTAATGCTAAAGTGTTTATAATACTTGTTTTTCCAGTTTTAAATCCTGCATTAACTTCAATTAGTTTAGAAGATATGTCTTGCAGATTCACATCTTCGGGCAATGGCATTATATTCTTACTTATACTTAACACTTTTTCTGCTGTAGCATTATTACTGTCTGTAACAACTATTTTAAGTGTGTGTAGTGCATTATCTTCTAGTGTATAGTTAATTGTTTTTTCTGTTGTTAAATCTGTTGTGATAGTTTCTTTTAATACATCATTTATAAAATATTCTATTTTAGTTAATAGTGTAGGGTCTGTGTGGTCTGCTTTAAATGTTGCCTGTGTAGAATTATAAGAAGATACTGTTAAAAATGGTAATGCTTGTAGTAATGTTATTTTAGCATAACCATGAGCATTACTAGTATTATCACCTGCGATACTATTAACATTTTCTAACCAATATTCAGATGTAGGTATATATCCTTTTGGTTTATAACTATCTTTAGTTAACACATAACCACTTCCACCACCACCAACAGCACTAGAAGAAGCACCAGCACCCCCAAACCAACCTCCTCCACCAGCGCAAACATTACCACTTCCGCCTTTTCCAAATGAACCATTGCCACTACTATTAACAGTTACACCACCTTCATATTGAGTACCGCCAGTACAAGTAGTTCCACTAGCAACACCCATACCACCAACAAATCCACCCCCTAAACCAATAAGAGAAGAAGAAGTACTAATAGAACCTCCTCCTCCTGCTACAATTATACGTGATAATAATCCTTGCTCATCATTCCAAACACCTCCAATAAGTCTTATATCAGTAGCTCCGCCTCCACATGTTGTAAATTTAGGGTCTACACCTTCATTAGGACCTCTTCCCCCTCCATTAAAACCAGCCCAGTCGCTAATGTTACTAAACTTTTTGTACCCACTTTCACCAGCATAAACATATAATATAGTTTCTTTTTTTAATGTGAGTTCTCCTTTAGAATAGCCACCTTTAGCACATTCAGTCCACTCATCAAAACGACCACCTCCACTAGCACCCCAACATTCTAATTTATACTTACCAGGTTTTAATGTAACTTTTTTCCCTGCTCCAATATAATCAAAATTCCATTCAGTCTGCATTTTCTCACTCTCCTCTCTAACAATAAGTTATCAACTCATTTACACTTGTTGCAATACTAGATATCCCACCATTTACTTTTTCTTCTAAATTAAGAAATCTATCTTCAATTTTCTTAGACGAATAAGTAGTCATTTCAGACACTCTGTTATCATCTACAGTTGCATTTATAAAATGAGTTTCTGCATTTCCATTTATCACATAAACGTTTAATTCTGACCTTGTTTCACTTCTAACTTCTATAGAATTATCATCTATAATTTTAAAGTTTGTAACTACATTTTCTTTTGTAGTAGCATCTATAATATTTACAACTATTCTCTGTGTTAATAAACTATGTGTTACAGTTGCTTTGAATCCATTTTCTGCATCCTCAACCCAATCGTCAATTGTTATTGTTTGAGTAGATGCCACATTAGAGCCACCTGCAATAAGTTGGTCAATTTTAATATTTTGTTTCTCATTTTCTGTGTCAATTCTAGTATTTAACTCTGTTTTAGCAGTTTCTAAATTATTTGTTAATTCTGTTTTAGTTGTATCTATTTTAGTATTAACAGTACCTATTTTAGTTTCTAAGTCTTGTATATCTTTGAGTGTTGCAAAGATTATTGTTGGGTCAATTTTAAGTTCTATATTATTTACATTAGATACAATAAGCACAGTTTTAACCTTCATGTCTACCACTGCACCTTGTTCTATAGAAGGTTTATAACACTCTTTGTATTTAGAAATGGCAATTAAATTATTTTCATCATCTAAATATCCTATTTCTCTTATCATAAATCCGCCTACACTTGATGGTATTAAACTCTCTAATATTATACAATTTGGTGCAGTTTCATCTGTAGTTGTATTTCCAATATTGCCTTCCCATACCACGTTTTTGAGAGCTGTCTGACTCTCAGTTGGAGTATATTCACTCCCTCCTCCATCACCAAGTTGAATTTTTACAAATCCCACTTTATTACCTGTGACACTTGCATTTGCTATCTTTGCTTTTCCTACATCTGTAATTATAGTGTAATAACTTTTATCTATAGCCAATATATCACCTCCTAAAATATTGTTATCTCTTGGTATCCAACTCCATTGCCAGTTAATACATCAATTTCTCCATAAGTTTCTATATCTGGTGGACTCCAAGGGTATATAGTTATTTCTTGACCCATTAGGGTTGTTATACCAAAATTCATATAATTGTCTTTGCTTATAAGCACTCTAGTGTAATCTAAAGTCATATTACATGGCTTAATATTACTTACAAAAGAATGAACTTCCTCAAACCAATCTTGATTTCTAGCATCACTTTCAAGATGTATATTATAAGTAGCATTATTTATAGTTAACTCATAATTGCCTTCTCCAACTACATTATCTAGCCAGTTCCTTAAAAATCTCTCTGAGTAAGGTAATTTACTTATATATTTACTAAAAATCCTAAACCTTCTATCTTCTAAACTCTCATTACTTTTAGGAGTTATAGACATTATCTTTTCCCATCTTTTTATGCCACTTGGAGTTAAATCCTCTAAAAACTGGTCATTTGATAGGTCATTTAATTTTTCATGTAGTGTTTTTATTTCTTTGTTTTCTACATTAAATACTTTTATATATTCTTCTTTATCTCGTAGGATTTGCGGTAAGTAATTTATTAGATTAATCTCTTTATCCAACTACTTCACCTCTTAATACTATAGAATCTTTATCAACATTAAGATTAGATGCAATGCTATTTATCATTGTATTTGCAATGTCTAATACTCCATCAATACTAAGTAATCTAGTTTCAATTTGAGATATACGAACTATTAAGTTTTCTTCATCTTCCCAACTCATATTAAGTTCATTTAAATAGTCATCAACTGCTTCTTCTGCAATTGTTTTTATATTCTCCCATGTATATCCACTCTTATATGTTATTTCTGCTGATATATTTATAGTTGTACTTGTAACTCCTTCAACTGTGACTCGGTGTCCAATTGGTGCTAATCCTAAGCCTTGTCCTTGATGTCCAATTGGGTCAATTTCTTCTTGCACTAAATTAACTAAATCCTCTGATGGTACTTTGAAATTAGAATTAATTATTACTAACTTAACAGTTCCTCCACCGTCCCACACAGGATACACCTTAACTCCTCCAACATCTTGTATTTTGTTAACTTCATCCTTATAATTCTGTATATTACCACCGAAACTTTGTGAGTTTAAACTATCATAGTATCTTTGTCTTAAACTATCTTCACTTTCTTCATCTTCTCCATTAATTAGTATTTCAGTTAACTCAGCAGTTTCTAATTTGTCTACATATTCAATTGGAATCAACTGACCAAGTTCAAATACAGGTCCAGTAGTTTCACATTTCATTTTATATGTTTTTTCAGATATTCTCTCAATTGCCACATAATTGTATTCTCCTAAGTTGAATCTTGAATCAATAGGAATATCTATATTAAAAACTCCTTTTGCAATTGTATTGGTTGCAGGTAAAGGTGTAATACCTCTCTCCTTACATCTCTTCTCTAAATAGTAATAACTAGCAGTATCTACGAATGTTTGGTCTAGTAATTCATCCATGGCAATGTATGTTTCTGTAAGTTCTATAGCAACAGGAGCAAGAGCATTATATATTATAGAACCTTCCCTTTTATCAAAAGTATCTGGTACACTATCTAACATTCTTTTAATTATATTTTCAAATGTCATTAACTCAAACAATTATACACTCACCACCTTCTCTGCTTTTATATTTCCATATTTTGTATGAACTGAAAATCTACATTGTACTTTACCCTTTATATTTTGAAACTCAAAATTATCTATATTTTCAATCCTATCATCTTGAATTAGTGCTTCTGTTATCCTTCTTTCAAGTTCGGGTATTACATATGAAATAGGTTCTCCAATTAAATCATTTAATTCAACACCATAATTTCTAGAATAAATAAGATGCTCATACCTTTCAGTATTTATAATTAAAAAAAATGGTTTGTTTTAATGCTTCTACATCATCACAAATACCATCTACTCTATTTTTCTCTATATTCAATTTAAACGTCTTACTTGGTTCTTGTCTAACATCAAAATTAATTATCGATACATCTTCTATATCATAGTCAATGTTATCTGTTGGTAACATTTCATCACATCCTATCTAAAATCAAATATTGCTGTCCTCCTTGCATCCTAATTAAGACTAATTTATCTCCTATCTTTTTATCTGTATATCTTTTAAATGTATCTGTTTGTATTAGAAAAGATTCTTCAAAAGAGGCTTTTTGCTCTATCTTAACTACTAAAGGATTAACACTTTCTATAGTTCCAAATGCAATCTGCATTGGGTTGCTTGTTTCTACTGCATCCATTGCAGCTTTCTTTATTATTTGTAATAAATCTTGGCTCATATTATCACCTCACTTAAAAGAATCTTCTAGCTCTTGCAAAATCATGTTTTTGTTTTTGTCTACCACTTAAACTGCTTATTTTAACTACATCACCAGTATTTGGTGAATGTATGAACTTGTCATTTCCTATACATAGTCCAACGTGATGTACATTTCCTTTTCCTTGGTTGTATGCAAAGAATACTAAATCGCCAGCTTTTACATCATTTATGTTGCATAATAGTTTTCCTCTACTATCATTTGATTGGTCTGCTGAAACTCTTTTGAGATTTATACCTGCACCTCTTTTGAATGCCCACACCATAAGACCACTACAGTCAAAACTCTTTGGACCATTACCACCCCATTTGTAAGGCTTGCCAAGTTGATTTTTTGCTTCTTGAATAACTTTATTTACTTTACTATTATTGTTTGTTGATGTATTAGCATTGTTGCTATTTTGAACTTGATAAGTTATATCTTTTAAATTCTTTTCTGCTTCCTCGTTGCTTCTAACACCTGTACCTGCACTATTAGAACTATATGCATTTCCCGTTATTTGTTTATAAAACTTATTTACTCCTGGTACCCAATGTTTATTAAGAGGACTATCATAAAGTGGAGCATATTTGTCTCTAATACTTTCTAATGTTTTTCTTCCCATATGGATATAGTTTCTTGATAAATTACTTATACCTCTTTTTATTCCTTCATCCACAGAGCCAAAAGACATTCCTTTCATTCCAAAGAAATTATTTTTATTTTTACAAAGTGAAGAACTTCCATTACCAGTTTCATGTATAGAAATAGCAGCCATTAAAGCTGCATTGACTTTGTAAGCATTAGAATATTTAACAAATATACTTCCTGTATTTGATAACTTATTTTTAAATACTTTATTTAATTTATTTATCATATCATTGTCTTCTTTACTTGTAGTACTTTGTGCAGGACCATTTTTCTTTTCATCTTTATTATTAGTATTTCCACTACTATATGAGCTTGAAGAATAAGAAGCAAATTCATCTCCATCAACAAGAGTCAAATCCATAAAGTGCGAATTATTTTCAAATGTGTGCTTTACTTTCTCAACTAACATATAATTTTGTAATTCAATATCTCCTAAATCTAAAAAAACAGGTACTAAACAACCTGCTCTCACTCTAATATCACCAAGTACATTTTTTAAACTTAATGACTTAGTTTTCTTATTATATAGTTTTAGAAGTATATCACATTTTTGCTTTATCTCTGCTTCACTCATGTTTTTATCTACTGTATCAAATAGTTGTAGTATTCCCCAACTTCTCATATGTGTAGAATCTTGTGCAATATACACATCCCTTTTTCCTGACTCCTCATTGTCTCTTACAAGTTTGATTTTTGTATAAGTATCACTATCTATACTTGAATTATAGTCAAAGTCCTCAATTACATCATTATTCATAACAGTATCTAATTTCATTGATGCAACATTCTTTAATGTTATTCTTCCAAAATCATCATATAAAACATACATTTCCTTTTTCTCTCTTAGAGTATCATCTAGTGCAGTTAAGACCATATCAAAGAGTGTTTTATTTTCTTCAACTCTCGATATTTTATATTTTGTATCTTCTATGACATTGTATTTTAATTTAAAATCCTTAGCCAACATCTTTACAAGTTCACTTGCTGTTTTATTACTATATACATAAGTATCTTTATTCTTAAAATATCTTAGCTGGTCATAAGCAACTATCTTGATATGATTTTCTTTATCTCTCTTTTTCTGAAATATATATCCATAGAATATACCTACACCTTTGTAATATAGTCTTACAGAGTTACCTTCACAAAACTCTAATATATCATCCATGACTATTGTAAATTCAAGTTTAGATGGTGTTCCTCGTCTCTCTATTTCCCATGTGATACCATCCAAAACTACAGGTTCGTAGAAATCTTCCCAATGTGCAATAACTAGCCTTATATCTCTATCATTCGCCAGAACTAAATCATCAGACAAGCCTCAACACCTGCCCTTTATAGATGGTGTATTTACTTAATTTTTTTCCCTTGTTAGCTTTATCCATCATTGTTTTATTTAACTCATATACTTTCTTGTATAACGAACCATTTCCTAATTGCTTTTGACAAATTGCCCAAAGAGAATCCCCTGCTTTTACTGTATATGTTTTACCATTTGGCTTATTGGATGAATCTGGTCTAAATTCTTTTGGTTTCATGACTGGAGGGGGAGTCCTACCATAGTTTGTCTTTTCAGGAGTTGCGGGTACTAACTTTTTAGTTGAATAATCTCTATATTGTTTTAACTTTATTGCAACTTTTGTATCTGAGCCATTATCTGCATCTTCTGAAATAACATACTCTTCAAGAGATACTTTTATATTAGTGTTAAATAGTACTTTATTACCTAATTCCCTCGATACAATAAATTGAAATGGCTTACAATCAGTTTTTAGTAATTCTAGCTTACTTAAAAAGAATTGAACATCCCTAAAAGTTCCACGATAAAAAGGTAATTTATTATGTGTAAATTCTGCTTCAAAACTTATTTCAGATAATCCTTCTTTTTTTAATATGTTTACTTCTCCAGTATTTATCAAATCAACTGTTTTATTTTTATTTGTTATTTTTATTTCTAATTTGCCAGGTGTGATTGGTAATTGTACTCCATCTAAATAAAAATCATAAGCCATTCAAACACCTCCTAGACTATTCCCTCAGCTGAGACAACCATTGCATCATTCAGTTTTTCTGTTAAGACATTGACTATACCATCCACATCTGCATCTTTGCTTATGTTATTAGTGTTGTTCATGTCAATTTTAATGTTGACTCCTGTAAATCTATTGATTGTTTCTTGCTCTGCTATGTCTCTTAAATATTTTAAGTCTTCTTGACTTTTATCCATTGTTTTAGCCATTTTAGCTGTATTTCCTGCGGTGTCTTTTGTTCCTTTTGCTGCATCGCCCAAAGGTGAGTTTAATCCAGCTGAACCCAATCCATCACCAAGTCCATATTTTTTATCCCATAAATCGTCTAATCCTAAATCTTTTTTTGCTTTTTCGGCTATCTTGCTAATGTCAAAAGTATCTTTAAATTTATCAGTTATAGCATTTTGCCATTTAGTTCCAAGTGCATTTCCTTTTTGAAATGCTGCTCCAATATCTTTGTATCCCATTCGCTCCAATTTTACTTTCTCTGGTGCGTCTCCTACCCATCTGTTTAAGCTATCAATCTGTTGTTTGATGTAACTATTATCTGCCTTAACTGGCGTAAACGTTGCCTCTCCTACTTTACCAATATTTATCCCTGGTATTTTATTTATTAGGTCAATTAATTTGTTTACACCTCTTATTGCTATGTTCACCCCGTCTATGAAAGCTTTCCCAAGTGCATTACCCGCACTATTTACAGAGTCATTTAATGATGCCATTTTTTCGATTATAAAGATTACACCTTTTGCAATAGCTTGTTTCATAAAATATACACACTGATTCCAACCATTAGCAATTGCTTCATTTACAGTTATACATCCATTTAGAAGTCCAATCATTACGTTTTGTATTGCTGCTACTGCTGCAAATACTGCACCTACTATTATCCCTAGTACAGTCAAAGAAGTCCCTGCAAAATGATTTATCGCTGCTATTACCATAAAAATCACAGCTATTACTGCTATAAATCCAAGCACTATCCATGTAAGCGGACAAGCATACAATGCTGCATTTAAACCATATTGTGCTGCTACTTGCATCCATGTAGCTCCTGTAGCTAACTCGTGCATAATTACTGTTTGAGTCATTTGAAAATTAAACCAACCAGCTGATAAAGATGCTACTTTATTTGCTACAGCAAGTGCTATAGCTGCTATTGTATATATACCAATCGCTATTGTAACTCCATATATAATTGGAGCAATAATTGACCAATTCTGTGCAAATACATTAGCAACACTTAGTGCTTGTGTTATTATCCACCCCAATCCTTGCGTAATTAAACTAGTTCCAACAATCATCACATTAAAAAAATTCTGAAAAGCTGGACTACTCAGTAAATTAATAAATCCACTAAATACATTAAAACCAACTGCTCCAAGTACGTATAATGAGTCTTTAACATCAGTTATGAAAGTTCTAAATCCTTTGCTTGAAACTGTATCCTCAATTTTCTTCTGTATAGCTCCAAATATCATAACTGCATTATTTTTGATAGATGTGAAAATCTGACCTAAAGTGTAAGGCATTTTTTCAAACTGAGCATTTGTTTCAGCTGATGCTGCAAGTAATGAGTTTTTTACAATATCGGCTGTAAGCATTCCCTCTGATGCCATACCTCTAATTTTACCTATATCTGTGTCCAAATAGTCAGCAATCGACTTAATTATATTAGGTGCTGACTCAAATACAGCATTCAGTTCTTCTCCTCTCAGTACTCCAGAACTTAATCCTTGAGTTAATTGTAGCAACGCTGAACTCATTTCTTGAGTACTAGCCCCTGCAATTATGAACTTTTTGTTGAGTTGTTCAGCAAAACTTACAATTTCTCTAGTGCTAGAAAATGCACTACCTGCATTCATGCCTATGCGACTCACTATTTGTGCCGTATCTAAATAAGATGCACGAGACCTTTCGGCAGATTGGAAAATCATCTTATTTAAACCACTATCAGATAATTGACCATCATTTATCATCGCCAACCTCGCATTTGTACTGGTCATTTGGTCGCTTAAACTGCCTAATCCTCCTAAAGTTTTTAACCCTAAATAAGTTGTAGCTAAGCGTTTGACATTTCCAAATAACCTATCTGTAGAACCTACTCCTTTGTCAATATCTTCATTAAACTTTCTTTGTTGCTCATCAGCTTTCCCTATGCTTTGTTCTATTCGTGTTAAAATGTTTTCAATATTGTTCAAACTTTGTTGAGAGTTTTGTATATTACCTGCATTGAGTGGATTATTCAATCTTCCTTGTAATCTCTCCAAACTATTAATTGTTGTGTTAATAGATGTAGTCATATTACGAAAAGCAGGTGTCATTCCGTCAAAAATACGGATTGATGTTTGTATTGTAGCCATTTTCTCACTCTCCTTTCATAAATTTTCATATAAAAAAACACCTACATTAGTAAGTGTTTAAAGATTTAATAGTTCTTTTTTCTTAGTATTAAATTCTTCTTCTGTTATTGCCCCTAAGTCTAACAATTCTTTTAATCCCTTTACTTGTTGTATTGCATCATTAGAATTATTTTGTATATTAACAGCTTCATTATCCTTTACAATTATTGCTAAAACAGATAATATTTCTTGTGCAGAAGAATATGCCATTTTGTAAATTGAAGAATTACTTTTAGTTCTTAATTGTATCAGATTTACATAAACATTAGGATTACTTAAATTATTTAATGTTATTTTTATCTTAAGACTATCTATGAAAGCTTTTGTTGTTCTTTTAGCTGTTACGCCTCCAACAACAGCACCTACTCCTCCAAATAAAGCTCCCCCTGCTAAAGCTCTTCCTATCCCTCCTTTAGTCACAGTTTCGCCATTTTCTAGAAGTTCATATTCTATAACATCACTGTAATTATAAACACTTAAATTCACTTTTTCTCTATTAAACCCATTTAAAACAATAAATTTCTTATTATTATCATCAAATTCCATAAATTTTAATATTTTTTTTGTAGGATTAAAATTTTTAAGCTCTTTTTCTTTATCATCTTTTGATTCAATAGCCTTCTCTACCTCTAATTTAGTTGGTAACCCACGATATAAAGTATTTCCTGGAGTAAAGGTGGCAACTGCATATTTCTTAAAACACTCTTTACACAACCATCCATCAGCTATTTTTTGTTTTCCTTTTTCTCCACAAATACAACAATTATCTTTACTTCCGAATAATCCCATAATATTACCCCCTACGCAATTTTATAAGATTATTATACTATATCAGTAAAATTTTTACATTATAATCACCTACTTTCAATTAAAAAAACACCTACCTAAGTAAGTGTTTTTTTAATTATTTTTAATTTTAAGTCCGCATAGTTAATATAAAACGCTTGTGCAGTAGCTAATACAATTTTAGCATTTACAACATTTACATACCACTTAGTTAATATAATTTCCTACCTATATTATATCATTTTTTACTATATAAAGCACTTGAAACAACATAATATCCAAGTGCTTTATCTATATTATTTTACTTATTTTCTCTCTCTTGTTGTTCTCTAAGAATACCTCTCAATATCTCTGTATATTCATAAAACTTTTCTTTGTTGTCCTGTTCCAACTTATATAATAGTATAGCAAACTTTATAAAATCTTTTCTCTCTTTATCAGTTTTTAGATTGTAATCATCAAGTAAACTTTTACACATTGTATTAATCCCCCTCAAAACTAAACTAAAATATATTATTTAATACAATAGAATTTACTCAATTTTATAAACTACATGAAAATTCTTCTTCTCACCTGCAATCTTAGTAGGTCTATTATTTTCCTCTATCCAATTTCTTATTTTATCTATTACACTTTCTGTATACTTTGTTGTAGTTCCATTCCAATTATCTTTATTTGCTAATACTATGAGTTTCTCTTCTTCTTTAATATCTAATTTCTTAATAATCTCACAAACTGCCACAAAAGCAGGATTATTTGTTTTAGAATACATATTTAATTTAGTTGCAATTTGCTTTGTATCAAAGAAATGTTCCTTCTCTTCTATTTCCAAAGGTAACTCTATTCCTGCTTTTTTATAGATAGTCTTTGCCGTAAGTAACTTTGCTTTTTCATCTATTCCAGCATTATCAAGAAAAGGTGTTAATATTTCTATAGTCTTGTTAACTGTATCTAGACTTTCTATTTCATTTGCTTTTTCTCTCAACTTATCTGGGTCAGCATTGTTAGTTATGTATGCACCATGTTGTCGAATAGCTGGTAAAACTTCTTTTGTAACCCAATTCTTAAAATTTTTAGCTGTCTCTAACTTGCTCCCAAATATCAGAGAATAAAGTCCACTTTCATTGGTTATTTTCATATTTCTATTTTGGCTGCCGTCGTGAATCACGACCTCAGCTATATCATCATTATCAATGTGAGTTTTTAAAGCTTCTCTTGTATTAGAATATCCCAAAGCTTCTGCTATATCTTTACCAACAAACCAAATTTCATTATCAATATCAACTGTTCTTATCTCTCCAAAATCTTCACTTTTAAATATTTGTAAATCATTCATCATACATACTCCTCCTAAATTTAATTTGAAAGAAGTTTCTCTATATGATAAAATATTTCATATAGAAGTGCTAACTTCTTTGTTGGAAATAGAGCATTCAATCTTTGGTCGGGGAGAATGCTCTATTTTGTTATTTCTCTAAAAGTAAATGGATTCCCTGTCTTATAGCCTCTGCTTTTGTAAGGTTATTTTTTTTACAGTATTCATCTAATTTTTCATTAGTTTCATCATCTACTCTAACCTTAATATCATTAGTTTTAGGGCTTCCTACAACAGGTCTTCCTATTTTTTTAGGACTCATGTTATCACCTCACTTTTGAGTTCCATAATTAAATTATATAGTTTTGGAACTCAAAAGTCAATAACTTATCCCAATTTTTTCTAATTATTTTACTCAACCGACCAATTTGAGCAAAACAAAAGCACCTACCAAAAAGTAAGTGCTTCCTTATTTACAACTTTTACAATTAAATTTATTCATCCCGTTAGATTTATCATCGTTGTGTTAATAGATGTAGTCATATTACGAAAAGCAGGTGTCATTCCGTCAAAAATACGGATTGATGTTTGTATTGTAGCCATATTTTCACTCTCCTTTCTAAAATTTTCATATAAAAAACACCTACATTAGTAAGTGTTTATTATTTATGCCCAAAACTGTTTACCACAGCTCAAACATGTAACTCTAACTTTCTTTGCTCCTAAATTTCCAGCTACTAAACCAATACCTCCTGCTATAGTAGCCCCTGCTACAGCTTTTCCTATGCCAAAACCTTTCTTATGAGCAGACAATGAAACAGAGCCACACCTAGGGCAACGAGCAACATCATCTTCAAGTACATTAGTTTGTTTATACTCATCTTCCCTCAATATCTCTTTTTCCTCTTCGATATTTATTTTTTCACTTAATTCTTTAAAAGCTGGATATATAATATTTTTACACTCTTTTATGTCCAGCCCCAGTAACTTCATTGCAATATCAATTGCTAAGATTTTATCTCCTTTAGTTTCTTTATAAATATTAGTCAGATTTAATTCTTTTCCATGAACATTTATAAATAAATCATCATTGTTAACTTTATCTGCTAATGTAGCTGTTCCACAATTTGAGCAAAATTTGCCTGCACCAGTTATCTCATAACCACAATTTGAACAAAACACAACAATCACCTCACATAATACTTATTTTATAGCACTATTATACTATATTAGTAAAATTTTTACATCATAATCACCTCCTTTCAATAAAAAAACACCTACTATTCAAGTAAGTGTTTTTTATTTAATATATTATTTAATTATTATTTTTCTCTTGTTGTTTCTCATAAAGTTCATCTATTATATTTAATAATTCATAAAACTTCTTTGGATTTATTTCTTCTAATTGTTCTAGCATAATAGCAGTTTTCATGAATCTATCTATATCATTTGAACCACATATATCAAGTAAATTCTCACACATTGTATTACCCCCCTCAAAACTAAAATAAACTAAAATATTTAATACAACTGATAAATTTACTCAATTTTATAAACCACATGAAAATTCTTCTTCTCACCTTGTATCTTAGTAGGTCTATTATTTTCCTCTATCCAAGTTCTAACCTTATCTATTACACTCTTTGTATATTTATTTACAGTACCAGTCCAAGAACCATTCGTTTCCCAAACTCCTTTTACTTCATTTTCTTCTAATTTTATCTTTTTAATAATCTCACAAACAGCCATCTGAGCTGGTTTATTACTCTTAGAATATATTTTCAGTTTAGATGCTATTTGCTTTGTATCAAAATAATGTTCTTCTTCGTTTATCTCTATTGGTAAATCAATTCCTGCTTTCTTATATAATGTTTTAGCTGTTAATAGTTTGGATTTATTGTCAAAGCCTGCACCATCTAATAGTTCTTTTAACATAGATGTACTATTGTAAGCTAACTGTAATTTCTCAATCTCACTTGCTTTTTCTCTTAGTTTTTCGGGATTAGCATTGTTAGTTATGTATGCACCAGTTTGTCGAATTTGAGGTAATACTTCATCACTTATCCAGTCTTGAAATCTGTCAGCTTCTTCTTTCTTAGATTTAAAGATAAGTTTATAAACACCACTTTCAGTTAGAAAATTTTCTCCTGTGTTATGCAATTTTCTAAACTGCATATTATGCATTTTAGAATTAGTCAACTTAACTACTTGATTATCATTAAATTTTCTAATACTACTATTCACATCTGAAATATCTAAACATTCTGCCACATGCTTTGGATTAAATAAAATTTGCCCTTCAAATTCGAATACTTCAATCTCTTTTCCTTCAAAATTCATTATTTCATTCATAGTAAAATCCTCCTTAAATTTGATTGTAAGAAGTACCTTACTATGATAGAATATATTTCATAGAAGGTAACTTCTTTGGGAAACAGTCGCAAGTGCTTTGGTCGGTGCAGCGGCTGTTTTTTATTTGTTTTTGTCAAGCTTCTCTTTCACCAATTCAATTCCTCTAATTACAACATCTGTTTTAGATATTTTAAGATTTTCAGCACACTCATTTAATATATCAGCTTGTTCTTGATTAAGTCTAACTTCAAATCTCAGTTTTTTAGAGTCTTTTTTTGGTGGTCTGCCTAATTTACTGGACATCTTATCACCTCTCTTTTTATTGTCCGTACTTAAATTATAATATAGTACGTACAATAAATCAAGAGTTTTTTACCAATTTTTTCTAACTATTTTACTCAACCGACCAATTTGAGCAAAACAAAAGCACCTACCAAAAAGTAAGTGCTTTCTTTTCTTTATTTAATTTTGATGCTAAATATTTAATATAATACTAGTAATATAGTTTGAGTTTTAACCACGTTCCCAAAACAGGAATATGCTATCATTTCAAATATTTTATATAAGTAAAAAAATATCTACTCATTTATAGATACCTTGCAAATTAATAGTTTTATAATAAAGTTTTTATTATTTGTTATAAAAATTTCATCTTTTTATTGACTATAAAAATATTATAGGCAATATTTTTTCTAATTTGTGGTATAATAAAAGCAAGAAGAACTACAATCTATTTGAAACTAGAGTGAAGTTCTAAAAATTAATGTTTATTTCTTTTAAACTTGATTGTAAGTTTAAAATCAAAGTCACTCTTAGTCGTGTTTGAGTGGCTTTTTACTTTTTTAAATAACTTACTAGTTAAGTAAACTATTAAACTGGCAACTAAACTTGCTAGTACACCTTGTAAAAAATTATCCATACATACTCACCTCCCTTCTATACGTTGGGAGGATAATCTTTTGTATGAACTCCACTCTATAAATTGTAGATTACATCTTCTTGCTAAAAATATTATAACATATAATTCTTACATATTTTACCTATATTTTATCTCCTTCTACTTCTTCTAGCTTCTTTAGCAGTCTTTTTTTCTTCTTTTATTTCTTCTTCTACTTTAATATCTATAGAAGCAGCAACAAATGCCCTCTCGTAGTCTGGTAAATCTGTATATTCATGTGGTTTCCATTTGAATTTATGAAGGCAATAATGAGCTACACTAGCATCATAATCGCCTCCTTCAATTAGTTTTTTGCTTCTTCTACTTTATCTTCAAAAGTTCTATCAAAACCATTTACCTCTCCTACCTCACTTGAAAGGTCTGTATATTCGCCAGGAGTCAACATTGTTGTTAATAACTCCTCTGCACCCATTACACCATAACTATTTTGTAATTCTGCATCATGTAAATCCGGAAATACTATAGTTTCCAC